TGCTTCATAATCTTTTGCTGTAACTGCTCTGTTTGCAGTTGAATATTTCTTAATTGCATTTCTTCTGATTGATGCTGCCGACTCTACTTCAGAACCACCGTTTGATGGTTCTAATGTTTGTACATCAAATCCAGACAATACAAAAGTATTTTCGACTCCAACTGATCCTATATTATTGGCTATCGAACCATTGCTTACTCGGAATTCACATAAAATAAGATTTCCTCTTTCAAGTTTCTTTCCTAATATACCATCACCAAAATATATGTTATATGTTGTTTTTGCATTTTCCTCTAAAAAGTAACTTGTGCTTGTTGGAGTCAGTTCATTCACATCCTTACTTCTATTCCAAACTGTTTCTGATCCTTCTAGTTGAGTTGGTGATGTCAATACTATTACTTTCAAACTATCTTCATCTAAACCAGTAAAAGGCAATTCAAATATTTGTTCTGGTTCTTCAACTATAAAGGTATAGGTTGTCAATAATCCTTCAAATACATCTATTGTAGCAGAATAATCTACAACAACTCCGTTTTCATCAAATGAATTTGGAGTTAAAGTGTAATTATCATTTGTATGAAAACTATAAGTTACTCCATTAGATCCTAATGCTTTGAATATTGTATTTTTTGGTAAGAAACTTGCCTCTGATGATATTACTTTTAATTTTGCTTTTGATGATTTTACACTTTTGGGAAAATATCCTAATTGTTTTGAATTGGAAACTAAAGACTTACGCAAAAGAGCACTTTCAACGAACATCTCATTTGCTACCATATTATTGTACAATGATTGGTAATAAGTATTATAACTTAATACATCAAGAAGAACATTTATAGAAGATCCTTCAAAATTAAATCCAGAAAATTCTGATTGATTTCTCAAAAATGATATAAAATTGTTCTTTATTGAAAAGAAATCTATCCCAGTTGTGTTTAATTGTCTCATCTATTTCTCTCTATATTAACAGTGAATGATTCATTACTTTTATTATTAAATGTATATGAAATATCTATGCTCATTCCATTAGCATCTCTTCTGGAAACATTCACTAATAAATTTGTGACTCTTGGTTCAAATTTATTAATTTTACTATAAATTCTTTCGACCAAAAAGTTAATAACAAATCCATTATCATTTTCAAACAAGAATTGATTTATTGCGACTGGTATATCAGTTCTAAAGGGTTTTTCAAATAAATCAGTCAATATAATAGTTTTTAAATTTTGATTTAAAGCACTTATGTCTGTTTTTGTTAAAATGTCCCCAGTAACAGGATGAGGCTCAAAATCAAAATCTATATCTTTTATTAATTTCTCAGCCATTTCAGTTTGCCTTTTGTTTGTAAAGCAGTTCAGTTATAATATTTCTATTATATTTTACAATATACCTGTATTCCTCGTCTACTGCATTATTTAACAAATTTTCATCGCACCATTCACATGAAATATAACCTATTATATTAATTTTTTTCTCACAATATATTGGAACCATTATAAAAGCAACCACATCTCTACTTTGCATATAATTTCTAAAATGACTTCCTTCTAATTCTTTGGTTTTTATAATTTTTGCAGTATTTTCATGTAAAAATTCAAGTTTATCTGTAAATCTTGTTAATAATATTGCTTGTTGACCGTCTATTGTTGAAGAAGTTCCTAAATCACAAGATTCATGGGTTATCGAAAATTTTAATATTGAAGTGCCATCTAGAAAGTTACCCCCATTATGAAATTGAACTAAACTAGTTCTGGATGAATTTGTCTTTATTCTCAATTCTGTTAATATTTCATTTATTGAAGAGTGAATTCTGGTAAATTTATTACAAACTTTAGATGAAATTTTCTCTTTATGTGTTTTTTTTATAAACGTATATAGAGCTATAAATGCTCCCATTAAGAAGGAAACGATACCCATTCCTATTTCAAAAAACAGAGAAGAATTTGAAGACATAAAAACTCCTTGATAATATTTATAAAACCTATTAGAATAATATCAGAGAGTACTTTGCCTAGAAATTCCAAAACCAACATTAAAATCCGGAGTTGCTATTCCCAAAGATAAACCACAGTTTCCGGGTCTTCCACCAAAACCACCCAAAATTCCACCAAGACCACCGATAACATCTCCAATAACTCCTCCGATTGCCCCAGTTACAGTTCCGATTATCTCACCGACTTTTCCAAATACAGTTCCTATAACTCCAGTAACTTTTGATATAATACCGCCTATGGCTCCTGTAACTGCTGATATTGCCTGTCCAATTCTCCCCATTACTTTTCCTATTGCTGACCCAACAGCACCAAACACACCAGATACTGCATTGTTTATTGCATCTGATATTGTACATGCAACATCAAGTATTCCGCCAACGATTCCCCCCACGAAATCCGTTATGCCACCTATTCCGCTTTTTACTCCATCAAAAACATCACTGATAGAACTTCCTATGCCACCTGTGCTATTTTGTATAAGATTTTCACTTGTTGATAGCGCAGAATCTATTGTGGATGATGCTTGATCGGATACTGTGCCTACAGTTGATACTGTATCAGAGATGTTCATAGACAGATTATTTGCCGATTCCAAAACGTTCTGAGCATCAGTCATGAATGCTTTTGCTTGTTCTGGGCTTATTGCTCCAAGTTCTAATTGAGAAGAAACTTCTTGCAATTTTTGTATTGAAGCATTTAAACCAGCAGAGGCATTTTCTGCTAATTTATTTACTTCTTGCAACTCTGTCAGTCTTGATTGTATGTTTTGTAGTTCACCAATTGTTGTCAACAATGCAAGAACACTATTTCTTTCGTGGTTTATAGATTTTCTCCACACTCCACCAGCACCAACAGAAAAAGTTGGATCATCTATAGGAGGAGATGATCTATCTGCATCTGGAACTGGAGGACCATTAAAATGGATTTTTGAGGCATTAAAAAGAGCATTACCTGTGGTTTTAAGACCAAATCCAGTCTCGTCAAATCTCATTTGATTTCCTGGTGACCAGAAATCAACACCAGAAGAACCTGAAATGTATGCTCTAACACTTGCAACGTGAAACTGAGGACAACCAATATAATGATTTCCTCCATTTTTTTCATGTACCGAACCGCCAGTTCTTATTACTCTTTTTCCTGCTATTGAGGTTTCATATGAACCACCGACAATTTCAAATATTCCACCACCAACAGCATAATTCATTTTTCCTGCAACTGCTGTTTCCTTATATCCTTTTACATCAAGATTATCAAATGGTCCATCGACACGAATATCTCTTGCACCGCCAATTTCATTTACAACACTTCCTCCAGTTACAACATGCATATGCCCAGTAACTTCAAGATTATAATCTCCATTTATAAAATGGTTGTAATTACCATTATCTTGACGTAAATTCACATCTCCTTTTTGAAGTTGGGCATTCAAATCTCCATCCTTCAATAGAATATTGCATTGTCCTCTGTTAATAACTAAATTAACATTTGCATTTTTTCCTACTTCTATATCCAAATTTACTGCTTGTTCTTTTGAATTTGGAAGTTCATCCTTATTTACTAATATCTTTAATGCCTTATCTATTGTGACATTGCAATAACCGTCAATATGAACATAATCATCTCTCAAAACACTTGTATAATTATCTCTTACTACTTTTACTACTTTATCTCCATTTGGATGATATTCTTCGAACGTTCCTGTTCTATGATGAATGGATAATCTTTCAGAACCGGCAGTATCATCTATTTCTATTAAATGACCGGATTCAGATTCATATACTTTATTGAATGGATATATTGTTGCACCAGTTTTTTCATCTGGTTTTACGTCAACCCCTTCAACTTTAGCATATGATGTTTCTGGTTCTGACCAATTTCCTGTACTCATTTTATCCCTTTAAATTATCTCTTAGTGTAGTTTCTGCTTTACCTTTAACTGTAGTTATGGGTGAATTAATTTTTTCATTTAACTTGTTTATACTTTCATCAATTTTGAAAAAATTAACTTTTTCCTGTAATGTAGAAGGACTTAATATTTTATCAAGACCATCAACAGTTTTTTCATCTATTACATTTCCTAAAGAATCAACACTTGTTTGATTTTCATAAACAGATTTTTTATTCACATTTGTTGGTTTTTCTAAAACAGATTTATATTTTGTTTTTAGTGATTCCCAGGAACTTGATTTCAAACGATTTGGAGGATATGCAAGTCCTTTATTTGTTCCTCTATTAACTCCTCTTGCATTTATAATTCCAGTAAAAAATTGTTTAGTTGGTGCATCTGCAACTGGAACAAAAGTTTCTCTTAATCCTCCAGGGAATGCATCTTTTTTTATTTTTACTATTGTTTCATCGATTCTTTGTGGATCATTTACAGCAACAACATTTGTATCTGGAGTTCCTTCTGGAAAGGAGCAAGCCCCATCTTGATATAATTCTCTAGGATTCTTTTCTGCAGAATCTGCATTTTTTATTTGAGCACCATGCGAATCACCAGATTTTACCTTTCCATCTGGATATTCTCTTTTTGTAAATTTATTTTTAGGATGCTTTTTAAGAGTAGAATCAGAACGGAAATCTCTAAAAGCATTTCCATACATTTCTTTTCTCTCTTTTATTGAATCTGG